ATGAAAACACGAAACTATACCCCTGAAATGAAAGAACGAGCCGTCCGTATGCTAATTGAAGCTAAAGACGACTACCCATCCACCTGGTCAGCCATCAAAGCCATAGCGCCAAAGATAGGTTGCACGCCTGAGACCTTACGATCATGGCATAAAAAGCACATTGATAAAACCATTCCTGCAAACATTCAAGCTCAAAGCCAAGCGGAGCGTATCAAAGAGCTTGAACGTGAGAACAGAGAATTAAAGCAAGCCAATGAGATTATAAAGAAAGCTGCAGCTTTTTTCGCCCAGGCGGAGCTCGACCGCAAACCCAAGTAATGGTTGATTTTATTGAAGATCATAAACAACAATATGGAGTCGAGCCAATCTGTAGAGTATTACCGATTGCTCCATCCACATACTATCGTGCTAAAGAGCTAGAAGAAACCCCTGAAAAGCGTTCACAGCGTAGTCAGCATGACGATTTCTACCTTAATGAGATTAAACGTATCTGGAAGAACAGCAAATGCCGATACGGTGCTCGTAAAGTCTGGAAACAGTTGAAGGCAGAGGGTATACATCCTGCACGTTGCACTGTAGAGCGGTTAATGCGTCAGCATGGTATGCAGGGTATTTGGCGAGGTAAGGGTAAGGTAACCACTAAGTCTCGTGATGATCAAATACGGGCAGACGACTTAGTTAATCGTAACTTCAGTGCACATAGACCTAACCAGCTATGGGTTGCTGACTTTACTTACGTTAAAACATTGAGTGGTTGGGTCTATACTGCGTTTATTATAGATGTATTTGCCCGTAGTATTGTTGGTTGGAAGGTATCTAATCGTATGAACACCGATATGGTGATGGCAGCGTTAAATCAAGCCATTGCAGACAGGAACAACCCAAAAGATGTGATCCACCATAGTGATAGAGGTGTTCAGTACTTATCTATTCGCTATACTGATAAGATGGCTGATTCTGGCGTTATTGCATCTGTTGGTACAACCGGTGATTCATACGATAATGCATTGGCTGAAACGGTTAACGGGCTTTATAAAACAGAGGTGATTGAATATTTAAAACAGCAGTGGCGGGATGCGTGTGATGTTGAATTAGCAACCCTTGAATGGGTCGATTGGTTTAACAAAACTCGCATTCATAGTACGATTGGTTATGTGTCGCCTTTTGAGTTTGAGAGACGATACTATGATAGTCTTACTGAGTCAGACAAAGTTGCCTGACTCAAGCAATCCACTCTCCGATATACTCGGGGCGGTTCATATTGAAGCACCAGAATTGTTTACAACCTGCGGAAGCGTAGCGGCATATAAGTATCATACACTTGCAGTTTCTCAATCAATAATTGACGTAGATGTGAGATCTCCATCCGCTGGGAAGGTAGAGGTGACTGTTTTAACTAGAACTGGGTCTCCTTCTGCAATATTAATCTCAGAAATAAATAGCTATTTATCTGCAGAAGAGAGAAGACCTCTTTGCGATACAGTGTTGGTAAGAGCTCCAATAAAAGTTGAATATAGCGTTGATGCTTCATTGATCTTACTCAACGGCTACGACTCAATAAACGTTAAAAACGAAGCGGAATTCTCTCTACGCCAGTATTTATCTATGAGCCAAGGAAGATTGGGTAAAGATATTTTACCGCTAGAAATTATGACTGCACTAAAAGTTGACGGAGTATATGACGTGGTTTTACATAATCCAACAGCTAAAAAATTAGATATGACTCAATGGGGTTTCTGTACAGATATTAATCTGTCATTGATGGAACAAAGAGAAAATGGCTAAGTTAAATTATCCACTAATAATTCAGCGTGATAAAAAATATCAAGCTTTAGCTGAACTATCTAATAGATATGGCAGTATTAACAGAATGCCATTGATTACAACCATTATTGATAATGTAGCGGATGAACACCTGAGTTTATTGATTGATAAATTTAGTGCTGGTGGCTACGATGGCCATTTTTTTACAAAAACAGTTTCTGAGAAACGAAAATTAATTAAAAATTCAGTAAGAAATCATCAAATCAAAGGCAGTGTTCTATCGATTAGAAATATTGTTAGAGACCTAGGATTAGGTGAATGCATTATTTTAGAAGGTCTATCTAATAAAAAGCGAAATGGTGAAATCAAAAGGAACGGTTTTTTTTATCACGGTGACCCCGCAAAGTGGGCACATTACACAGTTGTTTTTAATCAGACAATTAAAGTTGCTGATGGTCTTCTTTTAAAAGAAATCTTAAAAAGCTTTGCTCCAGCTCGTTGCTTTTTAGAGCAAATAGATTTTACCAAAGCACCACTTTTAAGAAATGGCGCTACAAATCGAGACGGAACCTACAGTAGAGGAAAAATATAATGGCTTACTTGACAGAAGTAGCAGAATGGATCGAATCTATTTATCAACTCGAAACTGATGATTTAGTGTTAGGCGGTCCTGACGGAATAGATAACGTACAAGCTAGAGAGCTTGCTTGCCGAACTTTGTTTCTTAAACTAAAAAAAGCAGATATTGATAGCCCAAACTTTACCGGAGAGCCTACTGCTCCCACACCGTCGTCTGCTGACGACGGTTCAAGGATCGCAACGGTAGAATATGTTAGTAATGCTAATAAGAGTACTGTTTTCTCATTTAACGAAATACCAATCGCTAAGTCTAGCGATGTTATTTATGTAAAAGGCAAAGGTAATCTTGAGTGGACAACAATTGGTAGTTGGACTGGCTACGCATCACTGTTACTTGGTGCATTTATTTTTGACACAACAACTATTGCACGATCACAAACAATTGATGCAATAGGTGGCACATATAAAAAGTCCTTGTACCCTGCTCTTTGGGCATGGGCAAACGCTCAAAACAAAGTTGTATCGGCTGCATCTTGGAAAGCAGGCACTTATTTTTTTGTTGATCTGGGTGGAGATGACTTTAGAGCGCCAGATATTAGAAATATGTTTATACGAGGAACGGGAACTGACGCTGACAATGCAAATGCTAGGACGTTGGGGTCGTATCAGGCTGATGCGTTGCAGAATATTAATGGAGCATTAGGTTTTAGTCCTATGGATAGTTCTTCGACAGCCTTCTGGACAGGTGTTGTAGATGGTGTTTTTCAGGTTCATGGAGTGTCTTGCACTAATTTAATTGGCTTTCAGCAATTGAATAGAACCTTTGACAAAGCTCGTGATGAATTGACTTTTGACGCTAGTCGAGTGGCTCGAACATCATCAGAGACACGTAGTAGTAACACGGCCATGGCTCCTCGCATAATCACTTTTTAAAACGCGATGATTCGGGGCGCTAAGGCCACGTTAGACCCTCGTGTTTCAGACGAGGTTCGAGCGACACGAGATGCGTCAAAGCTATATACTGAAGCAGCTGAATTGCCGTCAACCGTTCCTGTCTTGACGGATCCTAAATTATATGAAAGCTGAAAGGCACCAGACGCACCCCTATTTACATCCCCTTGGATGTCGTCAATCGTCCCAGTTATGTTTTGCAGCGCATCTAGTTGCCGACTCCCCATCTGTCTCGCATTTGCATTGTCAGAGCCAACCCCCATTTTTTAAGGAATTAAGTAAATTATGAGAAAAATTTATCAACTAGATACTACGAAAAAATTACCGATTTATCTCTATGCATTTGATGTTTCACAGAACGCCATGCCATTTTTTTGCGTAGAAGTTGAACCGCCTGCTGCTGAAGAAGGCAAGGTGATTTGGTGGCAAACAGAGCTTGATGCGGTAGCTGATCTGGATTTTGGTAAGTCAGGTACAGGAAACTGGATATTGAAAGATGATAATCGATCAGCAAAACTATTCTTGACTGCAGACGGTTCAAAATATGAAATTGGTGAGGAAAATGATCATGGGAAATATGATGGCTTAGGGAACATTCCGAACTGGTTAACGAAAAATGAACGTCCATCTATTTATCATTCGTGGATCGATGGTGAATGGTCGGTCAACGATGAAAGTGAGTCACAACGTTTAGCTGATTTGTCAGCAACAGTTCGCCATCGGCGTGATATGTTAATTGCACAATCAGATTGGACGCAGCTAGATGATAGCCCGCTTAAGAATGATGATGCTTGGATCGACTATCGACAGGCGTTGCGTGATATCACGTTACAACCAGGGTTTCCTGAAGATATCATTTGGCCTGAAGCGCCAGATAAATAAAGTTTGGCGGTATTTGATTATGCGACAACATAGCCAAATACCCCAAATTCGCAGCTGTATCCTGCAAATTCAGCATGGCCAAACTACCTGATCAGGTGTGGCCAGTATAAAATTTATTTAAGGATACAGATTTGAGCATACATAACATTACAAGCAAACCGATCATCCCTTGGATCGGTGGTAAACGAAGATTAGCAAAAGAAATTATTCCTTTGTTTCCTGAACATGGGTGCTATGTAGAACCTTTCTGTGGTGCTGCAGCAATCTTTTTCATGAAGCAACCATCAAAGACTGAAGTTATCAATGATCTCAATGGTGATGTCATTAATCTTTATCGTGTAGTACAGCATCATTTAGAAGAGTTTGTTCGTCAATTTAAATGGGCATTATGTTCAAGAGAAATTTTCAAATGGCTACAGGACACTCCTACTCATATATTGACAGATATTCAAAAGGCGGCTCGATTCTATTATTTACAAAAACTTTGTTTTGGTGGCAAAGTATCTGGACAAAGCTTTGGTACAGCAACAACATCAGCACCTAGATTGAATCTTTTAAGGATTGAAGAGGAACTGTCTTCAGCACACCTTAGGTTATCAAGAACCTATATTGAAAACGAACCTTGGCTAAAATGCATCGAACGATATGATCGGCCTCATTCTTTGTTTTATTGTGACCCACCATATTGGCAAACAGAAGGATATGGTGTTGAGTTTGAATTTGAACAATATGTCACTATGGCTGAAGCTGCGAAAAACATTAAAGGAAAAATGATAATTTCAGTAAATGATTTACCAGAAATTAGAGATGTTTTTGCTGATTTAAATATGCGTACTACGGAAATAAGTTATACGTTGAGTCGTCAAGCTACTAAGAGAAGTGTAAGTAAGGAGTTAATTATTACCAACTGGTAGTAGCAATGCAAATGCGCGGTTGCTTGGGTCGCATCAAGAAGACGCGATTGAAAATCATGTGCACGGGTTGTACCTTTATACTGGCCCTTCCACCGAGACAAAAGACAATTCAATAGCGATCTCATACGCACCCGCAGCAATAGGCGGTGATGGCGGCATCATCAGAACATACGGCGCAAATTCTGGCGGCGCCAATGCGTCAAGCTCAGCAGTTACAACAGATTCATATAGTAGCGCTCCAAAAGCGGAGACGCGCGGCGAAAACACTGCTCTTGCACCGCGGATCATCGCCTACTAAAACGCAATACGACCCAAGCACCCGCGCATTTGCATTCTCATGGCAAGTAAGACTCTTGCACTACAAGAGCCTTACTATTTTTAGTTAAAGCATTTGAAGGAGCATATGGTTAATCACACTGAACTGTTCTTGGCCATGTTGGCTTTTAATTAGTTTTTGACCTAAGTATTCGGCATCAGGGTGATAGTATCTTAATAACATCCTCGTATCTAAGTGCCCCGTAACTTTTGCCAGTTCATGGATTTCGTAAACAGATGCAAGACGAGAAGTTGCTTCATGTCTCAGGTCATGAAAACGTAGGTTGTTGAAATATCTTTCATCAATAACTTGTCCTTTTCTTTCGCACATTGATTCATATCTAGCTCGAGCTTTACGAAGCGCACGTATAAATGCTTTGGTAATAGCCTCGGGGCTTATTTTAAAAATTAAACCTGGTTGATTATTCTTAGCAAAATACATAATTAATGAATATTTTGCTATTGGAGATAAAGGTACAGTGCGTGAATGCCCGTTTTTGGTATGAGGAATGTAAAGTGTATTTGACTCAAAGTCTATATGTTGCCTTCGTATATTCGCAATTTCAGAGCGACGCATTGCTGTTTCTATTGCTAAAGTAATAATCATCGGAAGATATTCGGACTTTGTTTCCCTTACGATCCATTCAACTTCTGAATTTGGAGACTCGAGAGTCCCAGTCCCTATAATTCGAATATCATTTAATATACGCCTGTTTCTTGCGTTTTTAACGCTGGGTTTTCTAATTTTTTGGACCGGGTTATCTGCTAGGTAGTACCATTGCCAATCTTTAATTGCAGTTGTGTATAAGTGTGAAAGCAACGCAAATCGACGCACAATAGTCGCTGGCTTTAATTGTTTCTCCCAGTTATCACGAATATGTATCAGATCTGATTGTTTAATTGAGGCAATTGGACGATGAGCTATCGGTAAGTTTTTCCAGACTTTAATTATTGATTTCTCTTGAGTATGTGATTTTTTTTCCAA